TAGTGTATTATAAAATAATAGTGTATTATAAAATAATAGTGTATTATAAAATAATAGTGTATTATAAAATAATAGTGTATTATAAAATAATAGTGTATTATAAAATAATAGTGTATTAGTAGTAAATCTTCTCAAATAATGATGTGTCTGTATTAAAAATAATATAATCTTTATCTAGCATAATTTTTAAGCTTTCATCTATTATTTTATCATCCAAAACAAATAATTTGATTTGTTCTTTTAGCTTTTTAGAAATATCACTATAATTATATTTATTAATTTTTAATAGACTATTAATATTTGTCATTGTTATCTCTTGACGCAAATGTACTAGTTCTTTATGTTCAATCACTTTTTGATTAGAATTTAATAAACTATGAAAAATACTAATCAAATCATCTGAAAAATTAGTTTCATTATTTAAAAAATAAGTATTATTGACTCTAATTAATAGATTACCTTTAACGAATGAATCTAATATTTTAAATTTAAAGTCTTGTGAATAGTTTTGTAGATAAGGAGATGTTAATAAATCATTCTTTGTTCTAAAATCTATTTCATTAAATAATTCAAGAATTAACATTTGAATTGGAAGTAATTTAATAGCTTTATTTATATATATTATATTAACTTCACCAAAATGAGCTAACCAAGATATACTCTTGGTATTTTTATATTGTTGATTATAACAAGTTTGTACCTTATATAATTCTTGTGTTAATTGTGTTGTAGGGTTCTCAATAATATTAGCAGGGATAACTCCATCGCTTACATTAATTTCCATATTATTAGAGATTAATGGGATGTTAATTGGGTATAAAAGGCTGTTTGATTTTTTTAATTTATCTTTAATTTGAAATGATTCTCTAAAATCACTAATTATTTTTTTAATTGGATATAATAGAGTTGATAATCTAATAATAAATGGTGAAAATAATTTTGTCTCGCTATCTAAATACCTATTAAAAATTATATGATCTGTAATAGTATTAAAATTATACAATAGTCTTTTTAATAAACTTTTATAATAATTTTTAATCATCTCATCCTTATTTTTATAATGTTCAAGAATATTTATAATTAATAATGATATATTCATTTTCATAGTATCCATATAATTTGCCATATTCTTATCCACCATATCAAATAATTTATTTATAAGATCTGGAATATTGGCAATTCTCTCAAGTAATTTATTATAACTAACTTTAATAACAACACTTGAATCATTATTATTTAGTTTAATAAAATTTAATATATATATAATATCATTAATTTCTAGTATATTTAACTGTAATTCATTTATAACAATACCATTATTTATTTTATCTATTAATTTTGATTTAGCTTTGTCATTATATAAAATATAAGACAATTCTGCATCAGTCTCTTTTATAAATATATTTATTTCAGATACAGAATTATTTGTAATAATATCTATAAAATCATTTATAATAACTTCCTTTATATATAAATTTAATTTATAAGACAATGTAGGGACATTCTTATACCTGTCTGTTATTTCTAACATTTTTTTTAATGTATTCTTAAAATCATACAGTCTTTTAATATTTACTGGAATAGGATAATCTGATCTTATTGTTATATGTTTTTTATGAATATCAGCTAGAATTTTAATAAATGCATTTAGAACATTACAATTATATTTTAAAAGTGTTAAATAGACTTTTATAACGGTATCTCCATTTGTAATATTTTGTTCAATATAATTTTTAATATATATGTCATTAATAATTATGTCTAATAAAGAGGTAATCCAATCCTCGCAAATATAACTATTTGTAAAACTATTTATAAAATTTACCTTAATCTTAAAATCAACAAAAAATTTATTTAAGCCCGAATCAAGATTAAATAAGTTTTTTTTAATAGAAGTTCTCATATTATTTCTAACTGATACTATATATGATTCCAACTGATTAAATATAATCTTATTTAATTGTGGTGAATTAATAATTTTAGGATTAAAGTATAGTACTTGAGTCATATATTCATAAAGTATTACTTTATTATTATTCTGAAGATAGTTCTCGAAATAATTTTCTAAATTATCTAATATTAAATTATCATCCCTTTTAGTAGCATTAATGCAATTAAATTTGTCTATCAACTTTGCCATTAATTATATATATTTTTTATATATAATTAATAGTATATTCAATTTTTATAAAGATCATTATACTAATCTCTATATAATTAATATGACATTTATAGTCTATTCCCAACTAACAATTTTTATTATTTATAGTAAGATTAACAAGAAAAAAGTATACAGAATGAATAATACTTTTTTTTGTATCATCATAAGGTCTTATTTTTTTTAAACATTCATTAACTGTCATCCATCTTATATCGCTAACTTCATATGAGTTCTCTTCTATTTCTGTCTTATTAATATTATTGCTATAACTAAAATAATATACATTTTTATAATTTATATTATTGGTACCTTTATAAACTTCTTCTATACATTTAATTTTAGTAAGTAGATTCGCATTATCCATATTCGTTTCTTCTTTAAATTCACGGACTGCACAATCTAAATTTCCCTCATTTAAATTCCTTCTACCTTTAGGAAAACACCATTCTGGTTCAATAAAATGTGTTGTATTTTTATGTAGCAAATCATAAAAATTATTATATTTCAGATTAATGAATTTATTTTTAGAAATATTATACTCTTTCTTATACACTTTATTATGTGCAGTAGTTGTCCATAAATTATCCCATAAATAATCAAATGTGTTATTTTTAATTATATCATTTTCTTCTTTTGACATTAACATGAATAATCTATTTATATTATCAGGATCATTACAATTATATCGCCCTCTTATAAATTCAATATAAGTCAAACTATGTTTTCTTCTAATCATTAGTAATTTTATATCATCATAATATTTGTCTATATTATTAATATTATTAATATACTTATAATTATAATCATATATATCGATATATTGATTATATAATATATTATTAATATCAATAATAGTCTTATCTTTTATATTAAAACAAATAATTCCATATGATGTGATTGGTTCATTACATCTATTATAACAATGTCCAGATTTATTGCAATTCAAACAATTATTACTCATCTAATACACTAGTATAATTTTACTTCTAAATATCAATGAATTATTATGTTTTTATTTTTTTTTACCTTTTGGAGTATGTACATAGTCTCTCTTATTACTAACTACATCAACAAATAGTTTAGTTGCTACCCTATCAGTTGTTGTATTGGTTGTATCTGCAGTTGTATCCACAGTTGTATTGGTTGTATCTGCAGTTGTATTGGTTGTATCTGCAGTTGTAGTTGTATTGGTTGTATCTATAGTTGTATTGGTTGTAGCTGTGTCTGCAGTTGTAGTTGTATTGGTTGTATCTACAGTTGTAGTTGTATTGGTTGTATCTACAGTTGTATTGGTTGTAGCTGTGTCTGCAGTTGTATCTGCAGTTGTACCTGCAGTTGTACCTGCAGTTGTACCTGCAGTTGTACCTGCAGTTGTATTGGTTGTATCTGCAGTTGTATTTTGCGGATTGCATATTTTTTTACAACCTAGTTTTTGACAAGCATCTTTATTAAGTGTATTTGCCATTTTTGTCATTAATGTTAATAAACTTGTTAGATCTTTATTTAATCTTGGTTGTAAATCATCTTCTTCTTCAGTATCAGTGTTATTTGGATTAATTTTAGTCTCATCACATTCATCACTCGTATCACACTCATCATTATTATCATTAGAAATATCACCATCATCATCATCATCAATCACAATATCAGCATCATCTAGCTCGTTTTCATCCTCTGAAAAATAATCATTATCACAATCATCATCACAATCATCATCACAATCATCATCACAATCATCATCGTCGCACACCTTATTATTATATTTATCATAACAATCCATACAATCACATAATTCATATTCACTTAAAAGTTCATTATGCTTACAATAATTATATAATTTTTTAGTAATGATATACAGATTTACTGATAAGATCCCTGCAATTAAAAAATACATTAATATAACTATTAATATATTTTTAAATATTATTTTGTATTTATAAGTAATGAATAATAAAGAAGTATTAAAATATATATTGGAAATATATAATATAACAAATACAAAATTTAAAAAATATCTAGATCATACAAATACTACTATTAATGATGCTAGTAATGAAATAATAATGCATTTCTCTGATGATACTGAGAAATTTAATTATGAGTATGCGGGTTATTATAATAATGATAATAAACAATGGTATTGGGCGTGGATTCTACCTAACATACAAAGTTCTTCTGATAGTATTAATAATAAAATATTAAATTATGGGATATCTTTAAATAACAATGATAATGAGTCTCTTGAATATTTATATAAATTAGCATTCATAAATCCAATAATAGATCTGAAAAATAATATAGAACTAGATAATCATATTGCCTTAATCTTATCAGTTTTAAGAAATAAGGTTCAATTTATCTATAAAAATAAAGTATATTTAGATGCTACTAAAAAAAAATATATAATAAATTATTATTATATATTAAATTAATATATATATATATAATGATATGTCTTGAAACATTACACGCGGTTATATTATTATGTATTATAATAGGAATAACAACAATATATAACTTTCATACCTTTTCATATAATGATAAAAAAGAAATAATTAGACCCATAATAGTATATAATAATGAAAAAGATACAATACGAAAAAGAGATAGGCGAGTTCTAAATGATGATTTTACAGCACCTGAAAGACGACTACCTGAATACCAATACCCAACTGAATTTGTAAAAACACAAATTAATTTCCCTTCTAGAGGTTATCCTGAAGAATATCAATTAATGGGTAATGTATTTAGAACTGACACAGAAACTGCTTATGAATTATTTGGAAGACAAAAATATCCTGGCTCAATGCAATATGAGTATTATGTCGTAGGATCTGACAATAAGAATTTTAAAGTTAAAATACCAATTAGAATCCATGGGGATAAAGAAATAGAAAATAATCAAGAAATAAATATTCCAGGTACAAGTTCTGATAAAGGTGTATTTAGAGTAAAACTATTTAAATATGATGTTCCTCGCTACATTCCTTCAATCTAATTTATTTTTTATACAATAATACTTTTTTATTTATTTTATAATTCTGAGTAGGTTGTTCAATTATGGTTTCAATAATAATATTATTATTTCTATATTCATATTGTTTTTTAATATCTTTAATTGGGTGATATAAATTATTTAAATTTATATCAGTTTTCTTCCAAATCTTAGTAAATAATATTGTATTAAATTCAATAGGTGTTATTACCAATAGATTATTTTTATATGATATGGATGAAAAAAATGCTTCATCTATAAATAAAGTTTTATACTCTAATGCAAAATTTTTTATTATATTCATTAATTTTTTTGATACACGAATCACAGAAATCATTCCAACTGTATATTTAGAATAGTTTAATTTTGAAATTAAATTGGCAAATGGTGGATGATTATTTAGAATTGCATGTGTTTTTGTTAATTTACCATATAGGATTGTTTTTTTTATAGGTATGTGATAATCTTTATCTAAATCCAATTTTATCTCCTTATGAGATCTACATAATAAATCAGCATCATGATATTTATCATCTAAATTATTTATAACATCTGATGTTGGTAAAAATACATCTTCTTCTATAAACCATATGTATTTATAGTCAATATTATTTTTTGAAAAATAATATAATGCTTTGTCTCTAGAACAAGCCTGATTTTGAAAATATAATACAGTGCTTTTGAATCCCGCATCTATACATTCTTGATTATCTATTTTTATTATTTTTATAATATTATCATATGAGGGAATATCATATGAATTATCATCAATACATATATACACCTCATAATCTGGTCTTATTAATGTTTTACAAAAATCATAAAATAATTTATTAGGTCTAAGTGTTAAGAAACATATAATGTTCATAATATAAAGTATTACAAAATAATTATATTATAATAATTTATCTATATTGGCTGCAATTATATCATCAGTATAATGATTATTCCAATAGTCTAAATTATTGAATATGGGTCTATTTATAAATTCTAGATATTTTTCATCATTAGTATCCAAATCAATAATTTGTTGAATTAAGTTATCATATGATTCTGGAGTATCGTCTTCTAAAAATAAGAAGGAACCAGGATTAAATACTGTTTTTACATGATCAGATCCCCAATATATTGGTATTGTTCTTGCTAATAATGGATTTACAAATTTTTCTGTTATGTAATTTTTACATTTTGTATTTTCAAAAGAAATCATAAATTTATATTTGCTTAATAATTGAATATATTCATCTGACCACCAATTGGGCGAAATTGTAATATTATCCATATTATTATGATATCTTCCATATGAATCAACTTTCTTATAATTATTTAATTTTTCAAACATAGTTCTTCTTTGTATTACATGTGGGTTTGATGAAATAAAACAACAGAAATTAACTGGTACATCATGTACATTCCCTCTATTTAATATTTTATCGAATAAATTATTTCCATTAATATAATATACGAATAATGGTAAAGCGATAATATTATTTTCTGTATTTTTAGAATCCAGAACAATATCATAATCTGTATTATTATTTGCAAAGGATTCACCTGAATAATGAATTTTATACTTCCATTTCTTATAATTTACTAGGCTATTTGAACCAAATATTGAAAGTGATTCAATTAATATATTAGCATTTGCAATATCATCTGTTATTTCATAATTATGTAATTTTGTTTTTGAAATTAATCTTTTTAAATAACTTATATTATTTGGATCTGCTTTATTTAAAAATCCATACCAGAAACTATTAATATATATATAATTTTTATTACTATCTATAAATTCTAAAGAATCATAATCATATTGTATATTTGTATCTCCTACTAGATCATAAACAAATGAACTAATTACAAGTGAAGGGTTTATTATACTAATAGTTGTAATTTTATTACATTCAATAAATACATCAAGTGCATTTCTAATACTATTTTTGTTAATATGTTCTATATATTTTATTGCAGCTGGTTTGTTAATCGAATAACAAAATAAACCAGATGAATATTTATTAGAATCTTCTAATATGAATACAGTATCATTATTAATATTATTAAAATCATCTATTACTTTACCTCTCAATTCACAAGACCCAGCAAAATAACCAAAAAATATAATTTCCTTATTTTTCATTTCATCATAATATTTTTGTATATGATTATTAAATCCCTTACACATAGTAATATCATCTTCCATAATGAGATAGAAATCATTCGCATTATCGTTTACTAATTGTGTCCATAAATTATAATGACTCATCGCACATCCAATAACACTCCTCCTATAACTAAAATCATTACCTTCAAACATTTTTTTAATCTCTTGAGTAGGTTTTAGTTCTTTCCCATCAACTGCCTCAAAAAAATCATAATCTGTTATATTATTATCTTGGAATTGTTTTATCATCGCATCTCTGCGATCTGGTCTTCTTTTTAAATTAATAACTTGTATCATTTTATTTCGTGTAAATTCTAAAGAATCATAATCATATTGGATATTTGTATCTATTTTTCCATCACAATAATGTTCAGTAATAATTATTGATGGATTTATTCTATATGGTTCATCAGTCTTTAAAAATATATAATCAATCGCTCTAGTAATCCCATTAATATTAATATCATCAATATATTTTATTGCAGCCGACTTATTAATTGAATATCCAAATGCTCCACCACCAAAAGATTGTAAAGATAAATTTTCTAATAAAGTTGCTGTATTATTATTAATATTATTAAAAGTATTAATAGCGATCATTCTTTCTTCACTAGAAGATCTACTATAACCAAAAAATATAATTTCCTTATTTTTCATCTCATCATAATATTTTTGTATATGGTTATTAAAACCCTTACATATAGTAATATCATCTTCCATAATGAGATAGAAATCATTATCTTTATCATTTATTAATTGTGTCCATAAATTATAATGACTCATCGCACATCCAATAACACCCCTCATATAATTAAAATCATTACCTTCAAACATTTTTTTTATTTCTTGAGTAGGTTTTAGTTCTTTCCCATCAATTGCCTCAAAAAAATCATAATCTGTTATATTATTATCAGCAAATTGTTTTACCATTGCATCTCTGCGATCTGGTCTTCTTTTTAAATTAATAACTTGTATCATTTTATTTCTTGAAAATAATTTAGTCCATTCTTTTGCCCTCATATGCCATGAACATTCTGTTGTGGCATATTTTATTCCATCTTCTATCATTTTATTTTTCTTTTGATCATCCAAATTAACAAGAGTATCTAGAATTTCATTCTTATTATTAACAGCAATTCCATAATCTTTCATAGTATCTACCAATCCTGCGACTGGATAATAAATACATATAACACCATTTGCCAACATCTCCATTGCAGTGATACATGATGTCTCTTGATAAGATGTTGGATATACCCAATATTCAGACATCCTCATCTCATTATATAAATCATCGGAACTTAATGAACCAATATGACTAATACTATCATAATTATCAATAATTTTTTTCATCATATTATCCTGATCATTATCTGGAAATTTCCCATATGAAGAAATTATTAAAGTGGCATCCGGAAATTTCTCTAAAATTTCTCTCCACATTTCAAGTAAAGTGATTAGACCTCTTTCACTTCTAGATGTGTAGATAAATCTATTCTTTATTTTCTTTTTATTATTATAAAATAATGATGTGTCTATTCCATTATTAATTATTTTTATTTTATCTTTCAATTCTGGATAGAGTTTTTTATATTCTTCTGCGTGCCATTTTGTTTGACAAATACACCCATCTATAGATTTATCCCATTTGGTTATAATTTCTTTATCTGTAAAAGATTGATTTGGCCAAGCATATGGTAAAAGATTAGTATCATGTGCCCATATGTAGTATTGAAAATAAGAAATATCTTTGAACATTTCAAAAAATGCAATATATCGCGAACATATGATTGTATGGAAAGCAGTTGTATTTATTAAATCTTGTAATTGATATAAATGAATATAAGTTATATTATCTATCTTTTCATTTATTACACCACCTGATATATAAATATTATACTCCTTAGATAAATGTTTGGTTAAATAAGCCACTGCCTTTTCAGATCCGCCAATTGAATTTTTCATAATGTATGAATAATTCCAATCATTGTAAGAGAATCCTGTATAGAATAAAATATTTTTACTCTTTCGACATTCCTCTTTAGTGAATACTAACTTTGCAGGGATGATTTCATCTTTTTTAATCAATCTGTTGTAGAGGGTTTTATCTTCATCCTTTTCCATAAACTCTTTATAAAACATTAAATTTGATAATGTAGAATCTATAATATATTTTTCACTAGTATTATTCATTATAATTTTTTTACAACATTCATAACCATTATGTTTCTCACTATCCAGATAGTACGAACAAATAGAATTATTATATTCCATCATATCATTATATTTTGATCTGTCTAAAAATAATTTATCTTTTGAAATATTCTTATTATAATTCTTAAATTTATTATAGAGTAATGCTACCATTAAATTTTCTCCAGTACTTCTAAGATATTCCATCGCACTAACAATACCCTCAATACGTTCATTATCATAATTTGAACTTTTAATCCAATACCTATACGCATTATCATAATCTTTCATTTCATTGTAAAAATTTCCCAACATAATACACGAATAATACTTTTCCTGAACCCAATTATTTAATTCTAATACTTTTTTATACCATTCAATTGCATCGTTGCGATACAATTCACCAGCATCCTTATAACTTTGCGCACAATAAAATGCATACCTACAAGCCAATCCTTTATCTTCCTCAATATTATATGCATTCTTTAGAATAATCGCATCATCTAAATATTTTGTTGGATTTTTACTCCTATTCCCAAATCTACCCGACACAATATGATAATCTCCATCAATTGCATCAGCACCATTCATTGAATCTATTTCTGTTAGAAATTCGTGCAAGACTCCTTTAAAACACCATCTTTTTCTATTAGTTATTAGTAAAGGTCTGTAGTATGACACTCCATCGCCTATTTTTAAATTATAGGAATCTTTAGTCAGATCAGGTAAAACGAGTGTCCCATCGAAACTATCATCTGCATCAAAAATAAGTAAATAATCAGTCTTATTAAATGCACATTCAAGTGCTTTTGTACGATTCCAAGCAAAATCTTGCCATTGATGTTCTATGAGCTCGCCCTTAATGTTTTTCTTTTTGAAGAAATTACAAATAATCTCTTTAGTATTATCTGTAGATCCTGTGTCTGAAATAACCCAATAATCAATATTAATGTGATCCAATATATTGTTTAATGTACTCGTGATAATACCTGCTTCGTTTTTTACAATCATATTTAAACATATTGTCTTCCTACTAGTTGCCATTATTTAATTATAATAATAACTTTTTATAATTAAACATGATAAAAATTGATAAACTATTATTTAAAACCTAAATAACTATTAATATCTAATATGGAAATCAACTATGAGACAATTATTAAATATTTAGCAAATGTAAAGCCTAAAGAAGAAAAAAAAACAGGTCAAAAGAATATCTATACCTATTTAAAAACAATCCCTAGCAAATTTCAAGATTTATTTTGCGATAAGACATATAAATATGGTATTACAATTCATGATAATAATAATAATAATATTAGTTTCATGACCTCATTATTAACATTACTTGATAGTAAATTTATTGTTCCTTTCAATAATGATGAACTATCAATCATTAATAATTTTAAGAAAGAACTAATTGATAAATATCCTACAAAATATACTATTCCTAAAAATGAGATCAGTGAAAGATTAAAATTAGAGCCTGATTATATTTTATTACAATATATTGTCGATTTATTGGATATTAATATGATTATTTTTGATTTTAAGGATAGTCATATTTATTCTTTGTACAAGAATTATATAATGAATCCTTTAAAACCAACCTATCTATTCTCATACAATGAATCGTTCTGGGAACCTATTATGGTGAATTCTACAAAATCAATTATTAGAGATTTTTCTTATAATGATAGTATGATTAAAAAAATACTATCTGAAGATATAAAATATTATGAAAATAAAAAAGAATTTATGGTAAATGATAATATGAATGTTATTGTGGAAAATGAGA